GAAGGGATTTCAGAATCCTCACCTGGCCAATCCAAGTCAGGATTCCAATTAATCCTCCATTGATTTTCTGATAACCTCAATCTTGATTGGGTCAACAGATGTAAGTTTTTCACCCATTGTGGATACGTCCAATTGTTTCTCATCTTTCCAATTGCTCTTGAACTTGTTTCTCATAATCATGGACCATAAGTTCTGGTTAAACATCTTTGACTTTCCATCAACAATGGCCTCATGAGCCTTATCATACCACCATTGTTCACAATGTTGAAGATATTCTTCATAAGTTTCTTTGTATTCTTCATTCCTTTCCATTATCTCATAATGTGTTGAATGATGAATATTCAACTTAATGAATATCTCAGTTTGGTTCTTTCCCCTCTTTCCACAATCAATCATTATCTCCTTCCAATCTTCAGGGAAAGTATCCTCGGCCTTCATTCCTTGACCTCTATTAGTTTTTCTTCTATCGTTTGTATTTGACATCGTATAATTCAATTCCTTGTTTTATTCCCCCAACCATATCTTCAAGTGATGGTTCACCTTTGACATTGGGGTATAATGATAAATACGCCATGTTTATTTCTATCTTATCGTAGTCAGTGTAGTCAGACATCTCTTTGTTTAAGATAATGGACCTGAAGACCTCCCTTGCGTTATTCACATGGTCAGGACTGTCCAAATTGTTTATTACCTGTTTTCTACCTTTTTTACAATTACACATCTATATTCATTTCTTTAATTGCGATAGCCATCGCTTCTTTTATATCCTTGAATGCTTGAGACATTTCATAATCTTCCCTTGATGACGCATAATTGATTATATCATCAACACCTTGAATTATCTCAACAACGGTATAACCATTATCCAAGTTCCTACGAAAATAATCCCTTATCAAAACACATAACAAATCTTCTTTCTCTTCAATGGATAACTTGAAATAGTTGTTGATTAGTTCATCTACATTCATATCAATAAATATAACCATGTTGAAAAAATAAGAAACAAAAAACCCCCTGTAAGAAAACAAGGGGTTATCATGAACAGGGTAAGGTAAAAAAAAATTATATGACAGTATGTAAGAACGTCTTACCCCATAAATAAATATCAAATAAATTTGGTAGTGTAAAGTATTGGTTGTACCTTTGATGTATGGAAAACAACAGAACAATCAAACAAATGAAAAACTCTCAATCTTACATCGGTAGTGGATACAGTAACCTTACCTTTATTTTGGAGTTTTACAAGTCATCTACTCTACCCCGTATGTTCTATGACTACAAATTGAGTGTTGAGGATATTGATAATAACAAAGGGATTACTAAATATCTTAAAAGTTCTCAAGCCATCAAAGATGGTTTTTCACAAGATAAGTTATTTGATGTGATTATTAAAAATATGGAAGTAGAAAAATTAGTTGAGGTTTTTTTATAATAAATTTTGTAGAACCAGAAATTATACATAACTTTGAAATATGAAAAACAAAACAAAAGTAATTGAAGGATATATGGGTGATGGTGTGGACCTGATTCACTACTGGTCATCAGTTAACGAAGCACTTGAGAGTGGAAGATTTGAATATCTTTGGAACAACTATGATGAGGACCTTGATGATTTTCATCCTGATGAACTTGAAAAATGTCAGTCAGTTGAAGAAATGATTGAAATGGTTGGATTCCCCTTTGAATTGTCAAACTAATTAACGAACTTTGAACTATGGAAATAATATCAAGATTAGACGAAACACAAAGGATGTACTTTGATAGGTGTGTGATAAAATTCAAATCACTTTTGTTAGATGAACCCTCAATTGAACAACAAATCAAATTGGTTGAGTTAATCAGTCAGTTCAATCTATTGGACCAAACACAAGTTATTACACCAAGTGGTAAAACATTGAATGAGACCGAAAAGTTCAAACTTTGGTATATTGAAAACCTTAATGAAATTATTGAAATCTTTTTTCCATAAGTCAGATAAATTAACTAACTTTGTAAGATGAAATACACAAACATCACACCTGACCAAACTTTTCAAATTATCTACTCTTTAGTTCATAGTGATGAATTCAAAGAGTCAATTGAAGAACTACAATTATCACCAAATGAAATAATTGAGACCATTGAAGAATTATTTTATGAACTTACAAGGGAAGATGGTTACTCTTTTAGGGGAATGAAAAAAGATGAAATCAATATGTTCAAGGCATTCTTGAGGATGGTCATTAGAACAAATGTTAATTTGGTAATATCACAGGTCCAATTCAACCTTGAATGTGAGCGTATTGAAGGTTTAGGTCATGAATATATCAAAAATTATTTGGATAAGTCAAAATAAATAACGAACTTTGAAATATGGAAAATATACAAAAAATTATTGGAGAATTGTTTAAGGTTCATAATACATGGGGTTTAATGAATAAACCTGAGTGTAAGGAACAATTTTTAACCAAAGTACTTAACAAACTAAAATCCGAAATTAAGATACATTGTAATATCGGTAGAGTTTCTAAATCGTATTATTTTATGGATGAAGAAAACACTTATTTTTGTTATGTGACAAAACAGGGAATAATAAAAGTCGTATTAAATCAAAGATTAAATATAAATCGTGGTACTTGGTTTAAGATTCATGAAATTAAAATTGTATAACTAACTTAAAACTCCTACCTTTGAACTATGGAAAACAAATTGATTAAAGATTACTTGGACTATGTATGTGCCAGATTTGGTATTGTTGATATAGTTACTTTGGATTGGATGGAAAATGTATTGGAAGACAATACTGATTTCTTGATGGACAATCCAACATTCTCACAGATTGATGAATTTATCTTGGGTGAATTGGAAACTTTGGAAAATTAAATTTGTATAACTGAATATAAACCCCTATCTTTGAATAATGGAAAACATCACAAACCCCAAAACAATCACAGTTGATATTAACTACATCTCAGATGAACTTTACTTGATGATTAAGGAAGAGTTCAAAAAGAGAGCACAAGAACTTGGTATTGATTGGAATACCATTGAGGACGAATATTGGGAAATCAGTATGGACTACACAACAAAAGAGGACTAAGAACTATGAAACAGAAAGATATTATCTTCTCAGAAGGACAACCAATTAAGACCATAGAAGACATTGTGGACTTCATGAAGTACATGTCCAAGAAACACAACATCACACAGGAACCAGGTATTGTTGAAATGGTTGTGGACCACTACAAACAATCACCAAAGGGTAAGGACCACATCGTGATGAACAATGATGGTGACAAATGGTTCATGTCATTCCTTTCTGATTCTGATGTGTTGAAAAAGATTGTTCTTGATTAATTTGTATAACTAACTTAAAACCCCTAACTTTGAACTATGAAACAATACGTAATATCCTTGAAGAACTTGTCAGTTATCATGACACCAAACAAAACGAAATGGGACATTGTTGTGGTCCTCAACAGAACCAAAGAAGTGTGGTTGAAGATGACCACAGTTGAACCAAAACAGATTGATGAGGTCCTTGATTCAATCAAAGATGCTGACAAAGAACTAACACAAGTTTATACGGAGTACACAATAATGGAGGACTAAGAACTATGGAAAACACAATATATCAATTGACTGGATGTGGTGGCCACCCAATCATCGTTAAACAAGAAGATGTCACATTTGTTGTCATCCCTGTCTTTGAACTTGAAGGTGAGAACAATCAAATTTTGTTGGACTCTGAAATCATGAACAAAGAGTTTCAATACATGATGGATTATCTCAAGATGAAATACCCGAAAAACTAATTTGTATAATTAACTTAAAACCCCTATCTTTGAACTATGCCAAACTGGACAACAAACATCGTTAAATTGAAAGGTTCTGAACAGGACATCCAATCAATCAAGGACCTCATCTTCTCTGTTGATGAAGATGGTCAAACATTCTTTGACTTCAACAAAGTCATCCCAATGCCTGAGGAATACAATGAAGGTGACAAATGGTATGACTGGTGTGTTGACAATTGGGGGACAAAGTGGAACTCTGATGGGACACAAATCCTCACTGACACACCCACTGAATTGGAGATGACCTTCTTGACAGCATGGGCTCACCCTGTGAATGTTTTGTCAAAATTGAATGACATGTTCAAACAGGTGGGGTTCTATCACGAGGCCCAACATGAAGGTGGGTTTGGTGGACACATCGCTGAGTTTGACCCCATTGAGAATGAGTGGTCTTATTGTGAGACAATGGAGGTCCTTGTTGGTGAGAATGGTGTTCCCCTTCATGAAGATGAGGAGACAGGTGAATATGTTGATGAGGATGGAAACATTCATGAGGATTGGGAATACATGTTTGTCCCTGTTCCTTAAATCAAATGTGGATAACTAGATTAGGGGGATAGAGATATTCCCCTTATCTTTGTATTGTTGATAATGATTAAGTTCAGTCAAGGGTGGGACATGTCATTGTGTCCGATAGAGTAGACTCCAACCTGCCTATGTTTATAATAGGATGTAAACTATAAACCCCCACATTGTCATATTGTAATATTACGATGGGTTAATATTGTGACATTACGATACATAATTTCGGATTAAGTATGGATGTGTACCGCTCTCCCCCTGTCTTGTTGTTCTCTCCCCCTCTCTGTTGTGGTCCTGTTCTTTATTATCTTGTGGTCCAATCCCCTGTATCAGTATCACCCTTGACATTCGGATTAAATAATACGCACAAAAAAAGGGGGATGTTATTACCCCCTGTCTTTGATTAGGTGTTTAATTACATCCCTGATAATGCGGACATACTTTGAATGATACAGTAGACTGCGATACCACCACAGATTAGGGATACAAGTCCTGTGAAGTTCTCCCCATCTTTTGTAATCTTTTCGTTCTGTTCCCTTGTCAATCCGTTCTCCATGATTTCGTTAGGGTTCAACTTCATTTTCTCTTCCATTGTTCTGATTTCGTTTTTCATATGTGTGTTTGTTTTTTTTATCTTATGTAAAGGTAATACTTATTTCTGACTTATACAAATTTATTTTTAATTATCTTTCTGTGAAGTAATCACCGAACACCATTGGAGTATTGGACTCCATTCCTTTGTAGATTCCCTCAAGACAGCAGTACTCCAATGGTGTACTGATAAAGTCAACCAACTTAACTTCATTGGTATCAAAGTCCACAATGATTTCACCTTTCTTACCTCTGACCCAGTGGACCAAATTACCAGGACCCATAGTACAAGGTTCTTCTTTGAATAACATTGATGTTCTAACAATCTGTGTGATTTGGTTAGGGGTGAATTGAATGTCTTTAATGGTTTTCATTTTGTTTTGTGTTTGTTTCATGATTCAAAATTAGGTTATATCTTTTACTTATACAAATAGAGTTATCCACATTTTTAATTACATGATGTGAATAACATACATAATCATTCCCATTATGTACACCACCCAAAATAGGTCCTTACCACCTTCGGGGTTTGGTACAACTGGTTTCCTTGTGTAAGGTCTCCTGACTGGTCTAACTCGTGTTGGTTGTTGTTTCATCTTAGTAAGTTTTGATGGTTGTGTTTTGTTCACTGTAATAAATCTGATACTCTCTTGGTTCAATAACCTCGTAGTCCTCGTTGATGTGGTTTACATTAACAAATGATGTGTAATCACTTGGAGGGAAATACATTCCTCTGATTGTCTTTCCCAAGAATCTCGCCTTAACCATTACCGATGGTGGAGATGATAATACAATCTGTTCAATCATTTCGTCAAGTTGTGTTTGTTTCATATATCAAAGGTAATACTTTTATTGATACATACAACATTGAGTTATCCACATTTTTATTTCTTTTTGTGGATAACCCCCACTTAACATAATGTTATTTATCTTACTTACTAACGCTCGCTAGTCACAGTTGACATTAAAAAATTTTTTGTAGGTCCAAAAAATTCACGAAAAAATGATATTTCTTTTTTTGATACCTGAAAAAATTCACGAAAATTTTTTTTTTGAAATTATCTTTTTTTATTTCTGCTAAGTTCAAACAACATGCTCTGTTGAAAATTTTCCAAGTCAATCACCTCAACCAATGTTTCAATTTTTTTTAAGTAAGGTTCCTTTACAAAATCTCCAGGATATTTTAGAAACAATGTAAACTCCATTGAGATAAATCCTGTACCAGTATCATTGATGGTTGTTGGGAAATCTGTTGTTAATATGAATCTCTCGTGGAATAATACCTTATCAATATTCCTTTCTACCGTATTTTCAATTGATTTAAGGAACTTTCGTATGTTCTGCCTATAGTTGGTATCAATGGAGTTGAGATAACCTCTTAAATTGAAATAAATTGATTTTGGGTTCTGTTTGTTAACTAACCCAACTTCAAGTTGAAAGTTATCAAATTCTTTTATCTTATAGGTTCTTCCTTTCTTAATCATACATTGAAAAGATAATCAATTCGGTCCAATGTATAAATAAAAAACCCTAACAAGTTGGGACTTATTAGGGTTCTTCTGTGTTTTCTCTTTGTGGGTACAATTAGAATTAACTCAAAGATAATAGTATCTTGGTATAGGTAAATATTAATAACACCCTAATCCCTTCTCAACCATAATTTTTCTATTGGTGATTTTTTCACCAGAAGTTCTCTATTAGTTCTTATTACTTTCTCTATATCTTTCTCTTTCTCTATATCTTTCTCTATATCTTTAAGGTTTTGTGGGTTAGTGTGGGTTTCATTAAAACCACTTGGGTTATATGGGTTATCTTTGGTTTTAGGTCTACCACCTAATTTACCATTCTTACGGTTGGCTTCTTTTTTCTTTTCATAATTCTCATCTTGAATTATAAAATCCCTTTCCATCCAAATCCAAATACCTTTTAACATTTCATCTTCAAAGAGTACTTCTTCATTATTTGAAAATTTCGCAATACCTTTGAAAAGAAGACCAACTTGTTCAACGGAAAGTTTATCTAACATTTCCCAATGTGATTTATAAATGATTAAATTTTTCATAACTACAAACCTACAAATTAATTTTTACATTTCCAAACTATTTATCAATTATGGGTAAACAACAAATTGAATTCAATCTCAAGAGAAGAATGTTAACAGAAACAGGATGGGTCTACTTTTGTAGAATATGTGGTGATTATTTAAACGAGGACCAATTCTATAAATCAAAGACAGGACCATTTAAGATTGATACAAAATGTAGAATACATTATACTAAGAAAGACAAAGACGATGATGGAACAATGAACTACCTGAAGTTGGACCCACTATCTGATGAGGACTTTCAAGGGGCTCAGAGATTACTGGAGACACTCGGATACAAATTTGGTATAGATACTCCACCCATTTGGAAACAATTCAATACAAGACATAACTTAGATGGCATACAAGAAGATTAACAAAGTAATTTATTTGGATGATGAAGAGATGGTGTGGTGCTCCAAAGAAAAAGATTACATACCAGCAGTTGAGTTTGAACTTGATAAGAATGGAAACTTCAAGATGTGGTGTATAAAATGTTCCAAGAGTATGGTTGCTGAACAAAAAGAGTTGTATGTTCAATGTGCTAAGAATAGAAAAGATTTTGATATTCAACAATCAAAGATACTTCTTCAGAACATTGGATACAAGTATGACAGTGAATATTCAATCCACGAACAATTTTTAATCAAACATAATTTGGTAAAGTGAAATCTTCTTTGTAAGTTTGTAAAACCATCAGGGAGTTGTGTCCTGTTTCATGATAGAGTGGGAGTTGATGGTCTCCCACTTTTTTTGCCCATAGACCAATTTTCTGAGGACCAAAAAATTCACGAAAATATTGTTTTCAAATTTGACTGACCCAAAAATTTCAATTATATTTTAACCATGACAAACAAGGTAATTATACAATTCAAACGAAACAAAAGGATAATTGAAACATTGGAAGTACCAGTGGAGATGTTAAAAGAATTGAGACATCATGTTAGTTATGTTCATAAGAATATGACAGATGGTACTTGGATAATCTACATAACAATTAACATCAAATAACATGGGAGCTTCAAAGAAAACATTCGCAGATATGATGATGGAAGAGTTGTTGTCATTTTACTTTACTCACGATGAAGGTGATGAAGATTACCAATACCAACAATACATTGAATTAAAACAACGTCAGGAAGAACAACTGGCATACGAACAACACTTAGCAGACAAATAATACTATGGAAAACAAAATAATTTTAACATCGCAAGAAGAAGTAAAAGATGAGTATGAAATGGCATCTTTACTTAGACACATCGCTGACTCTATTGAAAATGGAAATGGTGGTTCTTTCCAACAAGGATTTTACCCACATTGGACATTGAAGGTAGAATATGTTGAACTAATAACGGAAAACTAATATGAAATCACAAGAAGATAGAAAACAGGAATTGATTGTTAGACAATCACAAATTAATGCGACAATTGAATATTTCAAATTGGTTGACAAGAAACCAAACTTGAGTGATGTAATTAAGATTTCAACAATGATGACAAAATACGTTCAAGATGGTTACAACAAAGAACTCGGTGAGTCATTCCTTAAGATTGATGAACACATCAATACTATAAAATAATCGTCCATTTTTCATTAATTTATCCAATGACCCTCTGAAATTCAGGGGGTTTTTTGGTTAGTTGTTTGCTTTACCATACCAAGTAGGTAGGGTTGAGTCAGCACATAGTGGACCCATAGCATTGAATGAACCACCTCTAAAAGAGTTTCTACCCCAATAGTAAGAGGAACCAGGCATTGTAATTTGTGAATTAAACGCAGACTTAACCTGTGGTGGCAATTGTCCATCGTTAAGATTTCCGTTGTTGTATTCAGGATAATAAGCAGAACGGAATATCAAATGTCGTCTCATCAAATTGTCCTGAAACTGCGCTTGATTGTCGGCATTGGTCTTAAGATATTGTAAGGTTTTTAAATCAACTGGTTGACCCTGTTCACTTCTGTTTTGAACCAATCCAATGTTGATGAACTTAACCCAAAAGTTATCCAACGCCAGATAGTAAGAATAAGCAATCAACGTAGGTTGAACGTAATTGTCCAACAATTCTTTGTATCTTATATTTCCCACTAAGTTAATATCACCAGTATCAACCAACTGTTGTAATTTTTCATACAGGTTCGTTCCAAGTGTTTCTTGGATTTGAATTGCTTGAGCCTGTTGAATGGCAAATCTTAACTCAGAAGAGTCAACGTTATCTGTAATCGGAGTATTATCTTTCAGTTTTTGTTCTGAGATAAATAAAACATTATAAGTCATCTTAGATTATACTTTGTTGGGTTATGGTCAAATCTATTTCTTGACCTGGATAGATTAATTCAAACACATCTTTTAACTCACGATTCATAAATGTCTGTAATGGGTTAATTGATGTCTTAAGGAATAATTGATAGGCTACTTGTAATTGGTCCGCAGATGATGAGAAACCACCAGGATTTGGTAATCCAATCAAACTACCGTCCACAATTTTGTGACCTGATAAAATCTGTTTCTGTACCAACTCAAACACCTCAGAATAGAAACCCTGTTGAAGGTTTGATGCTATCTGTGTGATGTCAGGTTTTTCATTTGAGTCACCGTAAGATACAATTACCCTACCTGCATTTTCTGAACCCTGATAACGGTTCTCAATGTTCCTTAAGATTTGAGTTTGTTCATTTTCAGAATCAGGAGCAGGAGTGTTGAAATGTACCCATAGTGAAGGGTTTGCTCCATTTATCAAATTGGCTAAGTTATAGACCGTTATTTGGTGGTTTAGACGTATATCATTGATGGTAGATAGATAGTCAGGTGCTCCGTAGTATTCATAACCTGGTTGGAACATTCTAATATGAACGATTTGTCTATCAGTAAAGTTCATTGGGTCAAACTCAGAAAATTCAATCATTCCTGCTTTTCTCCAATTTATCCAATCTCTACAATAAAGATACTTGGTTGCTGGTGCTCCAAGTTCAATTGGTTTGTGAACCCTCATGTATTTTGAAGGGATAATGTGAAAACCTGCAATACCTTGAGACCTGTCTTGTCTCCATACAATTTCCAAGAATAAATTTCCTGTCACAATCAATTCAAAGTATAATTGTCTTCCAATGTCATTTAATGTTTGTTTTGAATTAACTTTGTAATCGTTAACATACCCTGCTCCAAAACAGTTATCCACCTTTGAACGAACGCAAGCATTGTGAATTGGTGACATGTCCAACAATCTGTATAGTTCTTCAGGGAACATGTTATCTAAGCCCCAACTAACAAACGCATTGTTTCTATTCACATTTTCTGTGAAATTGGTTAGGGTATCTACCGCAAATGTTAATTTTTCTACTTGAATCATCCTTCGTATATCTTATAAATATCACTCGTTCCTGAGTAGGTGAGTGGGTTAGTTGAGGCTGAGTAATTTACTTGAGCAATTGTTTCGTAAACTACATCATATGCTAATGCGGGATTTGTATTTCCTGATAAGGCTGTTGACTGTTCCCATACCTTAACATAATACTCTCCTTCTATTAAGTGAACATTTGTTTGTGCTGGTGATGTTGCTCCTGTTAAATATGCCTCAGGTTGACTTGGGTCTATTGTTATACTAAACAAATCATAACCAGGTGAATATCCAACACTTGGTGGTATTCTGTATGGTACAAGCCTCCAAACCTCTTGAGAGAGTTTGTGTTTGAAACTGAACAAATAACAAACAGAACCAGTCAAGTTTTTGTTTCTTGAACAAGTTGCGTTTGCGTTGTTATATCCTTCGTTTAGTATTATCATCTTAAATTATTGTGTTGATATTGGTGGAACTGGTAATGGTGGATTCCAAACAATTAAAGGTAATGTTTTTACCCACTCATTTTCAGGATAAATTGAATTATCAATTTCCGCTTGTGATATTACCCAATTTAATTCTAAATCCTGAACGGGATTAAAATACCAAGATGGTTGAACCATTTTTCTTTCTGGTTCTAATAATGTTGTTTTTTGTTCTAATGTTAAAAGTCCTACTAAATCCATATCTTTTTTATTATCCTAATACTCCTTGCCTACTTAATGAGGTTTGGAAAGTGTTTATAATTGTATTTAATAATGCTTGTTCGGCAGTAGATAATGCTGAACCAAAAGAGAACCAAGCCCAAGTCATAACATTACTACCATCACCTGCGGATTGTCTTGTTGCTACGATATAAGGAGTAAGAGTTGTTAAAGCATTATTATATGTAGTAACTGATGTTCCTTTACTCACACCAGTAAAGTATAATTGTCTATCACTGGCACCTCTCCTAACACTCGTCATCAATCCCACACCTCTTGTTGGGGTAAATGTAATTTCACCAGCAGTATCCCCCATACGACCATACGCAGCACCTCCAAAATCAGTATCTCTTTTTGGTATTACTTGATAAAAGAAACTTGTTGTAAAATCAATTACACCAAATCCCTCATTTGTTGCTGCGGTATTAGGATTTAGATTTACATAACAACTCATATGAAAATTGTTTTGTGATATTACATTTGTTCCCATACCAGTAAATGGTAAGTTTGTATCACCATATCCACCAAAGGCTCCTGTTGCCCCTGATACTCCGTGAGTAATTCCACCAAACCAAGTTACATTTGTTCCATATGGATTTTTAGCGTTTATTGAGTGTGCTGCTGCTGTTCCACCGATAATTGGATACATTGCACCAATCTTATTATACAATCCATTACTAACAAGTGATGTAAATAATGTTATTGTTGCTGCTGATATTGTTGCGTTTAATGTTCCACCCGTATTATACACAGCAGTTAAATAAGCATTCGCTTCAGCAGTTCCACTTAAAGGTGGTGTAGAAGTCGGTGTTGGTGTTGTTGTTGGAGTTTGTGTTAAAGTTTCAGTAGGTGTATTAGTTGGTGTTTGTGTCTGTGTAACTGTAGGCGTTGGTGTTTGTGTCTGTGTAACTGTAGGCGTTGGTGTTGGTGTAGGACATGCGGCAACACTAACAAATGTACTACCTGATGATGGATATATTGGACCTGTTGGAACATATGGTATAACCGTAGCATATCCATTGAAATAAGGACCACTAATTAAATAATTGTCAGCAACAATTAATGTTCCTGGAACATTTTCAAATCTAAATTGATTTGTTTGGTTTCCACATTCGGCAAATAAATAAATGTCATATTCCTCAGTTGGAGTAATTGTTGGGGTAGGAGTCTGAGTACTGGTAAGAGTTGGAGTAATTGTATTAGTAGGTGTTTGTGTTGGCGTATTAGTAGGAGTTTCAGTCTGAGTAGGAGTTACAGGTATTGAAGTACTAGTTGGGGTAGGAGTTTGAGTGTTTGTAGATGTTTGAGTAGGCGTAATTGTTGGTGTTAATGATGATGTAACACTTGGTGTAGGAGTTTGAGTACTAGTAAGACTTGGGGTGTTGGTAGGTGTTGGAGTTAAAGATGCTGTAACACTTGGAGTTGGTGTTGGACTTGGTGGAATTAACGGTTCAAAAAATTGAACTATATCATCAATGGCTCTTTGTTCACCAAGATAATCACTAAATTGTTTTCTATAAAAATTTTGTGGCATTATATGATTATATTTTTCAATTCTTCAATTAATTTATTTACATCAACATTACAATCTGTTTCAAATCTATATGTTTTTCTACGTTCAATTCTTTTGTCTTCTTTACTAAATAAAACTCTTAAATGAACATCACAACTTTCTAAGTTCATTTCAACAGTTTCAACTGAATATTCATCAAAGGCAATATCATCCACTCTATACATAGATTATTATATTGGTGGAAATGGAGATATGGGTGGGACATATTCTCCTTCAGGTAAAGTTAAAACCCAATCCCACTCTGTATTAAGGATTTTCTGTTTATCTTGCGATGAAAGAGTTGCGAACCAAATATCATTAATATCTTTTACACAATAAAAAAATTGGTATTCTGTATAATACTGACCTTCTAATTGTTCGTATTGTTGATTTGTTAAAATATATCCTATCATAATTATACTTGTCTTGATAATGTAGTATTAAATGCCTGAACGGCTGTGTAAAAGTTTCCTGCTTGCGCATCACTTAATCCTGTTCCAATAGAACTAAAAGCACACTCTTTAGAACCAAAAAACGAAGCAGTCCCATTTTGATTGTAAGCCGCTAAATATAAATTGAGATTGGCTAAAACATTAGAATTGCTTGCGGTTGATGAAGCAATAATAGTATTGTTCCTAAAATATTTTCTATTACTTGAACTTGTTATATTACCAATAAAAAATCCTCTTGCGTCTGTTATAGTTGTGCTTATTCTATTAGTGCCAGCGGGATTACCACTATCAAAAGCACTTGTATTTCCCGTCCTTCTTAACAATAAAGATGACGAAAACTGACCTCCAGTATCACCAGCACCAAAATCAAAATCACTACTTACTGCGTTATTTGTTCTTGAGTAATAAGATAAATGCCAA